TACCAAGTTGTTGAAACTGGCGGTGGTGGAAGTGGTATGGGTTATACATTTACACCAAGTGATCCTTCTCCTTCTGTTGGTCAAGTTACACAATCAGGTGCAGTTTATGGAACAGGTAGAGGTGGTACTGCCGATGTAAAGGTTGCTCCAAGTTCTTTTGCTGTAAATTATGAAGAAGATTACGGAGCTGATATTTAATGACTCCTGAACAGGAAAAACAACGAACAGAATTAGCAAAAAGTATTTTAGATAATCCTGTATTTCAGGATGCAATTAAACAAATAAAACAAGAATTATATGGTGAGTTTCTTAATTCACCTGCACGAGATTCCGAAGGTAGAGAAAAAATTTATCTCATGGGTAAAATGTTTGATCTACTTTTAGTGAACATCAAGTCTGTGATGGAAACAGGCAAACTAAACAAAAAACAATAGGAGTTTTATGTCAGATAATCCCCAAGCGGAATCTGTATCAAAACCAACCGAAACGATACAGGAAACACAACAGGCATTCGCCAATCTTATCAATACTGCAAGAAGCGAAGAACAGCCAAAACCAGAAGTAAAAGAAGCTGAACAAGTCAACCTGGAAGCAGATAATGAATTGTCAGTAGATGATATTTCTGATGAAGATTTAGTTGATAACGAAGAAACCACTACGGAAAACGAACAAGAACTATTTGATATTACTGTAAACGGTAAACAGCAAAAAGTTAGCTTGAATGAGTTGAAGGAAGGTTACTCTAAAGGATCGGACTATACCAAAAAGACGATGGAACTTAGTGAACAACGAAGAACATTAGATTCAGAGTTAGACACCATTTCCAAAGACAAAGAAGCAGTAAAACAAATGCGTGAAGATTACATGAACAAGCTTCAAGTAGTCGAGCAAAATTTACAAACAGAAGATAATATTGATTGGGTTGCTTTAGCTCAATCAGATCCTACAGACTATGCTGTTAAGAAAGCTGAATTTGATCGCAAAAAAGAATTGCAACAACAAATACAGCAAGAGAAACAAAGATTAGCACAGGAACAACGAAAAGAACAGGAACAAATTTATCAAAATCATATCCAAAGTGAACGAGGAAAACTAATTGAACTGATGCCGATATTCGGTGATGAACAAAAAGCTCCAAAGTTAATGAAGGATATTGGTGAATTTGCCATGAAGCAAGGTTACACAGAGCAAGAAGTCAACATGGTTGTTGATCACCGAGCTGTAAAAACTTTGCATGATGCAATGAAATACAATCAACTTTTAGAAAAAAAGGGATTGCGTGATAAGAAAGTTAAACCTGTTAATCGTGTTGTATCTTCAGAAGGTAAAAACAATACTCGATCTGCCGATAAGCAAGTGCGTGTGAATGATCGCATGAAACAATTGAAAAAATCTGGTAATGTGAAAGATGCACAAAAGGTGTTGTCTGCCATGTTATCAAACAATTAATCGGAGGTTACGATGGCTCAACCGAGCAACACATTTGATACCTATGATGCTGTAGGTATAAGAGAAGATTTAGCGGATGTAATTTATAATATTTCTCCAACTGAAACTCCTTTTATGACTAATGCAGCTAAAGGTACAGCTACTAATACTCTCCATGAATGGCAGACAGACGGATTAAGAGCTGCTGCAAACAACTTTCAAATAGAGGGTGATGATTACGGAGGAACAGCAATTAGTCCAACGGATCGTCTTAACAATAGAACACAAATATCAGCAGAAGCAATTATCGTATCTGGCACAGATAGATCAGTTGACAATGCAGGTAGAGGTGATGAACTTGCTTATCAATTAGCTAAAGTCGGCAAAGCTCTAAAAAGAGATATGGAAGTCGGCATGGTCGGAGTTGAACAAGCAAAAGTAACAGGATCAAGTTCGGCTGCAAGAAAATCTGCATCCGTTGGAACTTGGTACGGTGGAAATATTACTGGTACTGGCGGTGCAACCGCAGCCAATAACTTTTCTAAGAACGGCTCTCCTTCTGCTACTCCAACTGGGAACGGTGCAACAGCTATTTCTGGTGGTACAAATAGAGCATATACAGAAGCTCTATTAAAAGCAGGATTACAAAAATCATACGAGTTAGGTGGAAACCCTGATACCGTATTGATGAGTCCAGGTAATAAAGTATTAGCTTCAGCTTTTAACGGAGTTGCAACACAATACAAAAATGCAGACGATATGACAGTTATTGGTGCAGTAGATGTATATGTTTCAGACTTCGGTGAAGTAAGCTTTATCCCTGATAGACATTCACTAGACACTAGAGTTGATATTCTACAAATGGACACTTGGGAAGTTGCATTCCTAAGACCGTTTGAAACACAAGAACTATCAAAAACAGGTGATAACGATAAGAGATTGTTATTAGCTGAGTGGACTCTTGTATGTCGTTCACCAAACGCAAACTACGGTATATTTAACTTAAACACATAATGTGTTGATTAGGAGCAGGTCTTTACCTGCTCCTTTTAATTAATAGAGAGGAACAAATGTCAGAAGTTTTTAAACCAGGTATAAAAAAATACTCTATGCCAAAAACAATGAATATGCACAACAGAGATCAGAATAATATGACTATCTCACGAGGAAGTGGCAAAGCTCAAAGCAAGACAACTTCTGGTGGTGATCGTATGTTCAAGATTGGTTATAGAAGAACAGAAAATCCAGGATTATCAATGCAAGATAGTGTTGATAAAATGATTGCAGCAGCAGTTAAAGGTGTATGACCAAAAAAATAGATTTTACTGGTAATGAACAATCACCAGTAAAAACAAAAATGCACATTGATAGTAGTGAAGGTAAATATCACATCGAAAACTATCAAGATGTTTCACGAATTTTAGAAAGAAATAAAATTGAAAGAAATGCAGGTGCATACAAAGTTAATGGTATGCAAGATGCAAAGATGTATAAAGTTGCATCGCTACCTTTAATAGTCGTACAACAATTAGCAAAACAAGGGATTATGACAATGAGTGGTCAGTTACAAGATCGTGAAAGATTTTTTAAATGGCTGAATGATCCTGATAATGAAAAATTTAAAATTTATCCGAAGAAAGTATAATGGCACTTGATACATACGATAATTTAAAATCAGAGATTGCAAGTTTCTTGAATAGAGATGATCTAACAGCAAATATTGATACGTTTATTGATTTAGCTGAAACAAGACACGCAAGAGATTTACGCATAAGGGAAATGGAAGCTGTAAGCACTTCTATTACAACAGTTGCAGGTACACAATCTTATGATTTACCAACAGGATATTTAGAACTAAGATATGCAATGTTACAAACATCACCATATACGATGCTCCAATATATGACTCCTGCTGATTTCTTTCGTGTGTATAACGAAGGTGAGGGTACTGGTATGCCAGTTTATTATACAATTGTTGGTAAAAAAATTTATTTAGGACATTCACCTGATAGTGCAAATGTTTTAGAATTAGGTTTTTTTCAACGAGCAACAGCACTATCATCATCAAACACAACAAATGATATATTAACAAATTTTCCTGATCTGTATTTGTATGGATCATTAGCAGAAACATCACCATTCCTTATGCAAGATGAGAGATTGGCTGTGTGGTCATCACTTTATAAAGAAGGAGTAAGAACAGCAAACGAGTCAGCACAGAGAGGTCGTGTATCGGCAGCTCCGTTGCAAATGTCAGCTAGAAGGGTTGTATGATTGAGTTTGGACAACTGTTGGCAGATTTACCAACATTAAAAAATGGTGGAGCAACGAAAGTTGATAATGTTATACCATTAGCAAAAGGATATAAAAGTATTCCAGGTTTTACTCCATTAAGTAGTACAGGGTTAACTGGAACACCAGTAGGATTATTTACAAGTTTTTCTGCTACTGGCACAACAAACTATGCAGGTGATAATGGTAAGTTATATCAAATGGATAGCAACCTGGTCTTTCAAGATAAAAGTAAAGCAGGTGGATATAACGGATCAACAACAGCAGGTAGTAGAGATTTTTGGAGCTTTACACAATTTGGTGCAAACATTCTTGCAACAAATGGTGCAGACAATATACAAAAGTTTGAAGAAGGAACGGACACAGCTTTTTCAGATCGTGTAACATTAAAAGCAAAATATTTAGCAATTATAAGAGATTTTGTTTTTGCAGGTTATACAACTGAATCAAGTGTTGTTTACAACCAACGAGTAAAATGGTCTGGACTAAATGATAGTTCAACCTGGACTCCTAGCCAAGCAACACAATCTGGTTTTCAAGATATTGTTGGAACGCATGGATCAGTTCAAGCAATGGTTGGTGGAGAAAGTTTTGGTATTATCTTCATGGAAAGAGCTATTTACAGAGCTGACTATGTTGGTACACCATTAATTTTTACTTTTAATAAGATTGCAGACAATGTTGGTGCTTTTGCTCCTCGATCTGTTGCATCTTTTGGTAATCAGATATTCTTTCTAGCACAAGATGGTTTTTATAAACTAACAGGTGGTCAGCAGCTTACACCGATTGGTAACGGTAAAGTTGATGAATTCTTTTTTAATGACATTACATCTAATCTTGAAGGTGTAACGTCAGCGATAGATCCTAACAACAGCATTGTTGTATGGTCATATCGTGGTGATGGTGCAACTGGTACAGATTTTATAAATAACAAATTGTTAATTTATAATTATTCTACTGACAGATGGTCAACAGGATCAGGTCAGGATTTAACATTCGTACAAAGTGCATCACAAGAAGCATTCAATACACTAGAAAGTTTAGATGTTCTTGGTACACTTGATGGATTACCACGATCATTAGACTCGTTCTTTTATGATGAAGGAGTTATTGGTCTTGCAGGTTTTAATTCAGAAAAAAAGTTTGGTAAGTTTTTAGGAGCTTCACTTTCGGCAACTGTTGATACAACAGAGTTTGAAGGTGTTGACGGCAGAAGAAGTACATTAGTTAATGCAATACCAATTGTTGATGCAAATGGAGAAGATACAACGATAACGGTAACTCCAATCCATAGACCATCACAAGCAAATGCTACAAGTACAGGAACAGCCGTAACACAAAATACTTCTGGTAATTGTCCGCTTCGTACAACAGATCGTTATCACAGACTTCGTGTAAGTGTGAATGGTAACTTTACAAATATGCTCGGAGTTGACATAGAAGCTAGACCTGAAGGTAAACGATAATGTCCAATCAGTTTTTGAATGTGCCATTGTCAATGCCAGACAACTCGCAGCATTTACGATTAGTTAGTTCTACATTGAATAACGTAATGGATGGCAAACTAAACAGTACAGGAACAATTACACTTACTGCTAGTGCAACATCAACAACATTAACAGATGCCAGGATTGGTGGTGATAGTGTTATTGTGTTTATGCCAATTACAGCAAACGGTAAGACAGCAGAAAATAATTTATTTGTTTCTGCAAGAGCAAGTGGATCGGCTACATTAACACACGCAAGTTCAAGTAATAATGATCAAAACTTTGCGTACATTATTATTGGATGATTGTTAAAGTACCAAAGCAAGATATAGATTTTGTTTGGAAAGATTGTAAACCATTTTTAGAAAAAGCTTTGGATGATACTTACAATCTTGAAGATATTTATAAAGGTATACAAAAAGATTTCTTTCAACTTTGGATAAGTTGGCAAGGTGGTGTGGAATGTGCGGTCATTACAGAAATGGCTGAGTATCCACAAAAAAAAATATTACGATACTTTCTCGCAGGAGGAAAAAATCTAGGTCATTGGTTGACCGACATACAAACGAAAATAGAAGATTTTGCAAAACGCAATGGCTGTGATGCTATTGAAGTAGCAGGTCGCAAAGGATGGATTAGAAAACTACATGGTTATAATCAACCAGTTTTTATTATTAGGAAAGATTTATGAGTAAAGGTAGTAACCCAACAAATGTAACAACAACAACTTCGGCAGAGCCAAGTGAATTTATTAGACCATACTTTCAACAAGCAATAGATTACGGTCAGGATTTATTTGAATCGCAAACTCCACAGTTTTTTCCTGAAGCAACCTATACAGGTTTTGCTCCGCAGACAGAAACAGCATTACAATTAGCACAAGCAAGAGCTATACAAGGTAATCCGTTACTTGGATCAGCACAAGGTGAAGTAAATAAAATTTTACAAGGTGATTATTTATCACCAACATCAAATCCATTTTTACAAAATGTAGCAAATCAAGTAGCAGATAATGTAACAAGCCAAGTACAATCACAGTTTTCACGAGCAGGTCGTTTAGGATCAGGAGCTAATCAAGAAATATTAGCAAAACAATTAGCTGATGCACAAAATAGATTATTCTCAGATAACTTTGCAGCAGAAAGACAAAGACAGTTTGATGCCGTACAACTAGCTCCACAACTTGCAAGAGAAGATTATTCAGACATCGCACAACTTGGTCAAGTTGGACAAGTAAGAGAAGATATGGAAATGGCAAAACTTCAAGATGCTATTGCGAGATTTGATTTTGAACAACAAAGACCATTCTTAAAATTAAGAGAATATCTTGGTACTCTTGGTGCAAATGTTCCATCAACAACTGTATCAACACAACCTGTATTTAGAAACACAGGTGCAGGACTACTTGGTGGTGCATTACAAGGTGCAAGACTTGGTGGTATGATACCTGGTGTTAGCACAGGATTTGGTGCAGCCGCAGGTGGACTACTTGGAGGATTTTTCTAATGGCACAATTTACTATTGATAACGCAGGAAATATCGTACCTTCAAATATAACAGTAAGAAACGCAGATACTGGATTCTTTGAGAAGAATATTCCAACTGTTTCGTTAGCTCAAGATCAAGGTATGTCTAGAATGATGAATGCTTTTAATAAACCAATAGGTAACTTTAGTGCATTAGCACAAAGACCAAATAGATTTTCTTCACTTGGTCAGCAGATGAATGCACAAGGGTTAATGCCACAATCAAATAGACCAATACCACCATCAGCAGGTTTTAGTTCTCTTGGTCAACAAATGAATGCACAGGGTTTGATGGGTAGTGGTATGCAATCAACACCATCAACAACAAGTAGAGCATCAACAATTGGAAAAGGTTTACTTGATTTTGCACAATCACCATACGGTGAAGGTTTTGCAACTGGTTTACTCAAAGCAGGTGGATTTAGTCCAAGACCAATTAGTTTTGCCGAAGCTTTGGGTACAGCAATGGAACAAGGTCAAAAGAGCAGAGCTGATGCACAAAAATTTGCTTTTGAAAAAGAACAATTTGATTTTACAAAGACACAAAAAAATATAGAAAACTTATTAGCTGAAGCTCAAATTGGTGTTGAATTACAAAAAGTATTAAAACCTAAATTATCTAATGCAGCAATTAAATTAATGGATTTTGGTATAGATCCAAATTCAGAAGAAGGTAGAGCATATCTTATGGCTGAATTAGATTCTGGTAAAACAACTATAAGTCTTAATGATAAAACTGATGCTAAATTTCAAGAAGTATTTTTTACGGACACTTTAATTCCTACATCTAATAAACTACAAGAAAAAGTTACAGAGAATCAAGAATTAAAAGGTGTTTATCAACAAATGAGAACTTTAATAGAAAGTGAAGTTGGTACAGGTGTTTTTGATTCTGCCTTTTTAAATGTTAAAAGAGTTTTAAGAGATGCAGGTTTATTATCTGACGCACAAGCAGAAGATGTAACTGCACAAGAATTATTTGAAAAGTTATCTAATTTTACAGTTCCAAGAATGCGTGTTCCAGGATCAGGTGCAACATCTGATTTTGAAGCTAATTTATTTAGAACAGCAACAGCTACATTAGGTGATGATGAAAATACAAACAGAAGAATAATTGCGTCAAGACTTGCTGCATTAAATCTACAACAAGAGTATGCAGATTTTTATTCTGAATTTACGTCAAGATTTGATGCTGACAGTAATAAAGCAGATTTTTCTAATAGGAAAATAGGTGATGCTTTTAGAATGTACCTAGATCAAAACCCAGATGTATTAGCTAATCTTGTTGGATTAGACACAAATAATATCATAATAAACGAAGATGATTTATCAGCTAAAATTAAAAATGGTACACTTAATGTTGGTGATATGATTTTTAGTAATGATGCAGATGATAATGCATACAATACTTTTACAATTTTAAATGAAGAAATTATAAATAATTATAAGGAATAATATGTCAAACTATCTTGCTTCAGCACAAAAATTAAATACATCAAAAACTAATGCTAAATCTATTAAAGAAAATAGAGGATTTTTAAAAGATTATAACCCAAATCAAAATGCTTTTATACAAGCAATACTAAATGCTCCTTCTAGTGCAAGGCAATTGTTGAATGATATAATCACACCTATTCTATCGCCAATACAAACTGCCAAAGATTTAACAGCACTTGGATCAAGTGTTGTAAATTTAATTAGACCTGGTGAACAAGGTAATGAAGAATTAGCAAAACAAGTTGGTAAATTTTTTGCAGATAGATACGGTGGATTAGAAAATATAAAACAAACTTTTGCTACTGATCCTATGGGATTATTAAGTGATGTATCTATAATTTTAACAGGTGGTGCAACCTTAGCTCCAAAAGCATCAGCAACGGCAAGTGTTTTATCAAAAGCTAGTAAGATTGCATCACCAATTGAAACGGCAGGTGGATTAGCTATAGGTAAAGCTGCACAAGGTACAGGTGAAGTTGTAAAATCTGTTTCTGGTGTTCTTACTGGCACAGGTAAAGGTGCTTTAGATACAGCAATACAAACAGGAAAAAATTATGGTGCAGCTCCTTATGGAATATTTGCTACTAAACAATCTAAGCAAAAACAAAAAGATTTTATTGATGCTTTAAAAGGAAATATATCAGCAGAAAAAATTGCAACTGATTTAGAAAAATCTGTTAATGATTTAAAGAAAAGCACAAAAATTGATTATCAAAATAAATTAAACAAATTAGATTTACAAAATGTAAAAATAAATCCAAATAAAATTTTATCTGAGGTAAATGACTATCTTAAAAAAGAAGCAACAAGTGGTGGCACTACGAGATTTGGTGCAGACACAAATAATTTAATTAGAAATATACAAAAAGAATTAACAGAAATTGTTAAAAATCCTGCAAAACATACGGCAGCAGATTTACACGCAATTAAATTTAAGATTGATGATATGTTACCAAAAGATGCATCAAAACAATCTTTTAGAGTTAACATAGAAATTACAGACATATTTGATAATAATTTAAAAGCTGTATCACCTGGTTATGAAGCTATGAATAAAGCATACTCCACAGCAAAAAAATTAGAAAAAAAATTAATAGATGAGTTAGGTCTTGGTAACAAAAGAGCTGCTACTAAAACAATAAATCAATTGTTATCAGTATTAAAAGATCAGAATTTAACAAATTATGGATCAAGATTAGAAACTTTAAAAACATTAGATAATATTACAGAAAGTAACATTTTTGAAAAACTATCAGGTACACAATTATCAAATGTAGTACCTTCAGGTCTTGTAGGTAGAGGTGCTATGGGTATAGGTGTTGCAATTCCAATAGCAGAAAGTTTACTTACTGGTGGTACATTACCTGCAACATCAAGTATATTACCAGGATTAGCAATTACATCACCAAAAATTACAGGACAGGTAGGAAATATTGCAGGTAGACTACAATCGTTTACAAGAAATATACCTGGATTAAATTTACTACAAAGACCAACAGGTAATTTACAAACTTTAAGAGCAGCAGGATTACTCGGTGTTAATAGAGATAACAGCATTTATCAAAATAGAGGATTATTACAATGACAGTAAGCAATTATTCAACAACAGCAGCTAACAATACAACTATTAATAGCATTAGTATTGCAGAAGGAATGCCACCTTCTAATGTCAACAATGCAATGCGTAACCAATTAAGTGATATTCGTTCTTTCTTAAATGACAAAGAATGGTTTATTGTTGGTGATCGTGATGGTGCGTGTACTTTTGCAAGAGCTTCAGGAACTTCGGTAACTGTTGCATCAACAAATGTTACAGCCGATTATCATGCAAACAGACGAGTAAAAGTTGTTGGTGCAAATACTGGCACTTTATATGGTAAGGTTGCTTCTTCTTCTTTTTCTACAAACACAACAATTAATTTTACTTTTGATAGTGGTACAATAAGCGGATCAGATACAAATGTTGATGTCTTTGTTGGCTCTCCATTTACTAATCCTGCAATACCAGTAATTGATGACAACAGTTTAGGTACAAGCACAGTATTACCTCCATCGCAAAGCTCCGTAAAAAATTTCGTTGAAAATTTAGTTACTGGACAAGACCTTGATTTCTCAGGTGATACAGGCACTAGTGCAGTTGATTTAGACTCACAAACTTTTACTTTGGCAGGTGGCGAAGGTATTGATACCACAGCTTCAGGTCAAACATTAACGATAGCAGGTGAAGATGCTACTACAAGTAATAAGGGTATCGCTAGTTTTAGCTCTG